GGCCTTAAAATCCAGCCTCCCAACACAAACAATCTAAGGAGAATAATAATCGTGGCAAAAGCAAAAGTAACAGACGTAACAGGCCGTCAGCGCGAAGAACAAATCAAGGCTAATGCCGAAGAAATTCAGAAGCGCGCCTCAGAAATGTCAATGGCTTCTATGGAAGCCCAGGCAAAGTTGGACACAGAAGTTCTTGACTTAACAGTTGAGGGCAAAGCAACAGTGATTGATGAAGTAGAAGACTTGGGAGTAGATCTCGCAGGTGACACAGCTATCATCCGTGTTGCAGAAGACCTAGATTTCGTAACAATCGGCGTAGGAAATCATTTTTCCTTTAAAGCCGGACAGAAGTACAAAGTTGCAAAACAAGTAGCAGCACATTTGCAGGAAAAGGGATATTTGTACGAACGTCTATAACCTGCTGCACATCTAGATCGCCCAACTCCGACGACTGCCCTCTTGTCGGGGTTGGGCCCTTTAATTTAGGCAGACTATCTTGCGCTATTGCAGGATGATAAGCCCATAGCTATCTGGAGGATTTAGTGGCAACGATTCAAGTTCTTTCTAACCGGCTTAGAGCTGAGATCGGCGACTTAGGAAAATCATTTACCGAGACATTTACCGGTGATGGGGTTACTAAAAGATTTCAACTTCCCTATGCCCCGGTAAACGGAAGAAGCCTAAGAGTTACGGTAAATACCTCAGACCAATCCTCAACAACTTCTGTAGAGGAAGTTAATGGGCTATTTGAGTTAACTAGCATTCCACCTAACAATGCCGTCATCAGTGTTTCCGGCGTTGCTTATAAGTATTTTACCGACACTGAAATCCAATACTACATTAGCCAAGCTTTCTATGAGCATGCCCATACAGCCACAGATAGCAATGGAAGCTTAAATACCTTAGCTAGCATGCCCTTTGTTGAAGAGTATCCATTAGTCACTCTTGCAACCTCTATGGCCCTATACACACTTGCTACAGATGCTTCTTTTGACATCGACATTGCATCCCCAGACGGAGTAACTATCCCGCGTTCCCAACGTTATCGTCAACTAATGGAAATGGTTCAAAGCCGAAAAGAACAGTATAAAGAACTTTGTTCAATGCTGGGCGTCGGTATGTTAAGAATTGAAGTACAGACACTGCGCAGAATTAGTCGACGTACAAATCGTTATGTACCGGTTTATCGTCCTCAAGAACTTGATGATGGATCTCTTCCAATTAGAGTTTCTTTACCTATGCCTACTTATGGAGATATGACACCTCCAGGACCAGCTGAGCCTAAAGACTTATTTGTTGTTGCAGGCGATAGTTTCTCTAAATCATTTGTTTTTGATCACAGCCTTGCTACTTACACTCCAGCAGCTCAACTACGTTTATTCCCAGAAATTCCTGCGGATCAAGTAGGTCCACTGCTTCTCGCAAACTTTACTATTACAAAGTCAGCTTCAGTTGTAGGGGGCATTGTAGACACCCTAACGCTATACTTGAGCGGTACCGCTACAAAAGACTTACCACGCACATGCTACTGGGATCTTCAGATGACTAATAACTCGGACGGAACTGTTAAGACGTACGTATCTGGCAAGTTCTTTACTAAACCTCAAGTTACTACCACCCAAGGAAATTAATGGCTAATACACCTAATCTAATCGGCATGCCGGATGATGCAGCTAATGATCCTTCGGTTTATCTTCTTGGAATAAATAACTCTAATGGAGCCACAGGCCCTACCGGACCTCAAGGTCCTGGAGGTCCAACAGGACCAACAGGTACTCGCGGTGCAACTGGACCTACAGGTGTAGGAGTAACTGGCCCAACAGGTGCGACAGGTGCTACAGGTTCCACGGGAACAACAGGACCACAGGGAAATGTCGGTCCTACAGGCAATACTGGTCCAACAGGTATTCAGGGAAACATCGGTGCTACAGGACCAACAGGAGCTGCATCTACTGTAGCTGGTCCAACAGGATCTACTGGTTCTACGGGTGCTACTGGTCAGCAAGGACCAACAGGTTCTACCGGAGCTAAGGGTGACACTGGTTCAGTAGGTGCCACAGGTTCTACTGGTGCAACTGGCCCTATTGGACCACTCGGAGCAACCGGTACTCAAGGCCCCGCAGGACCGACAGGTTCTACTGGTCCTACAGGTTTGCAGGGTGTTACTGGACCTTCGGGCCCAACAGGTGGACAAGGAATTCAAGGATCAACTGGTCCTTCAGGAGCTACAGGTGTAACTGGTCCACAAGGAAACACCGGACCTACAGGGTCTAAAGGTGACACTGGTCCGCAAGGAACAACAGGTCCGCAGGGTCCTTGGGGTGTAACCGGACCAACCGGATCTCAGGGAACACAAGGTATTCAAGGTAATACTGGTCCTACTGGTGCAACTGGTGGACAAGGTCAAATTGGACCAACAGGTGTTGCAGGCCCAACAGGTGCAACTGGCGCTGCCAGTACAGTTCCAGGACCAACCGGTGCTGCCGGCCCAACAGGTCCTCAAGGCGTTTCAATTAGGTATCAGGGAACACTTTTAACTGTTGGTGCTCTTCAATCAATAACAGGTCAAAGAATAAATGATGCTTACATCATTGGTAAAGATCTTTGGGTATGGGAAGGAGCTACTTGGGATAACGTAGGCGCAATTGTTGGTCCAACTGGTCCTATTGGTTTAACTGGTCCTACTGGAGCTACCGGCTCCACTGGTGCCGCATCTACCGTTGCGGGACCAACAGGTTCAACAGGACCTACTGGTTCTGTGGGACCAACAGGTTCTACTGGTCCGCAAGGTAACCAAGGTATTCAAGGTGCAACCGGATCTACTGGCGCAACAGGATCTACAGGACCTACTGGTGCCGCAAGCACAGTTCCGGGACCAACGGGATCAACTGGCGCTACCGGTGCCGGACTTAACGTACTTGGCACATACTCAACTCTTTCAGCGCTTCAAGCTGCGCGCCCAACAGGCACTGCTGGTGATGCATATATTGTTGCAGGCAGTTTATATGTTTGGAATGGTTCTGCATGGACACTTGGTGGAAACATTCAAGGACCAACAGGCGGTACCGGTGCAACGGGATCAACAGGTGCAACAGGTTCTACTGGATCAACTGGTTCTAAAGGCGATACCGGTCCAGGTAAATTTACATTTGCAACAACACCGCCATCTAGTCCGGTAATAGGCGATCATTGGGTTGAAGATGCCACAGGTATTGAGTACACATGGAGCACAGATGGTGTAAATACTTTTTGGGTAGAACTTATTCCTGTAGGTTATTTAGGACCAACAGGAGCCACTGGAGCTACAGGTGCCGCATCTACCGTTGCTGGACCTACAGGCCCAACCGGCGCTACAGGCGCTACAGGCGCTACAGGCGCGAGTGTTACAGGTCCTGCAGGACCAACAGGATCTACTGGTGCCACAGGTAGCACTGGAAGCACGGGTGCTACAGGTAGTGTAGGCGCTACTGGTCCAGGATCTACATACACAATTTCTTATCCTTCCGGATCCTATATTGTTACTACTGACGACACGGCTACATCGTTTTACATGTCTTCAAACACATCTGTAAACTTTCAGTTGCCCGCTAACTTATCATCACCAATACCAATTGGATCGACAGTAACAGTTACACAATATGGCCTAGGGCAGGTAACTATATCGGCTTACTTAGGTACAGCATCTATTGTGTCAAACGGATCTACCTCAAATTCTCCTAAGCTTAGGGCTCAGTTCTCCTCAGCTACATGTGTAAAAATTGGGCTAGATTCTTGGCACGTAATTGGGGACATTATTTAATGAGAAACGCCCTGTATGTAGCTTCTCAAACTGCACGCCATATAGGCGTGGTTTATAGGCCAGTCAATATGACGCCTACCCCCGTAAGCAATTTTCAAGTAAGAGTTGTTTTAACCACCTCTAATTTCAACTATGCTAAAGCAAAAAGTAATGGCGGAGATATTAGATTTTATGAAACCACCAACTTGTCCTCGCCATTACCTATGTGGGTGGAGTCTTGGAACTATGGCGGAACTTCTGCAATATGGGTAAAGGTTGAGTCACAAGGTAAATCAATTATGTACATGACCTACGGCACACCGTCCTTAACCTCTATATCTAATATTGATACTGTTATGGAAAACGGCATGCAGTTCTATTACTTTGGATCTTCTGCCGTACCTGCCGGAACAGGGGCCTTTAATAGCTTTCAATTTGGTGGCTTAGATCCAGTTATGAGCACAGATTGGGCATCTGGCGTAGTTTCTATAAATGGTCAGGGGTCGTTGTCTGAGTATGTATCTATAAGATGGCGTGGTTGGGTAAAACCTTACGAATCTGGAAACCACACTTTTTATTTCACTACAGATGATGGAAGCCGAATGTACATAGGCCCAGATTCCTCATATAATTCAAACCCATCTTGGACAATAAATAGCTGGGTTGACCAGGGACCTACAGAATATTCTGGAACAGTTTCTATAACTGATGGTGTACCACGATATGTTCAAAAAGAATGGTTTGAAACCGGTGGCGGTGCAACGGCTTTGACTGGATGGGCAACTCCTAGCATACCTAAGGTTTACCCAATTACATCCGGATACTTAAAAGCACCTAAATATGATCTTTCTTATTCAGATTCTTTTGGTTATTCCGCAACCGTTGGTTCAGAAATTTCTATCTAAGAGAGCAGAAGGTAAAATAAATGGCAATTAGTTTTCCAGCGTCCCCAACGCTTAATCAAGTCTACACATATGGAACTCGTAGTTGGAAGTGGACAGGTACAGC